CGCTACGAGGACTTCCTTCTCAAACGTGGCTTTGGAGAGGACAAGTGTGAATACTTTTCTACAGATTTACGTGAATGGAAATGGTTCATCAATGAGGACCTACATTCCAGACTCAATGAACTCTATGGCGTTTCTATCAAGTTCTATGGGTACGATGATGAACCACCTACGGTAATCATAGACGCATGAGAGAGTCCTCCAATTCATCCACCTCGTACCACGCCCAGTGACATTCTTGGGACTCTAGGTTATCTTCGCATATTTCCTGTGCTTCTTTTATCGCTTCTGTGAAGCGTAAACGAAGTCTCAGATTTTCCCGAATTGGACGCACTTCCACGATACTCGGTCGTCTGTACATACTTTCGAGAACATTCTTACGAGTCTTTGCTAATTTGATTTTGTACAGATTATTTTCGGAAAAAGTTGCGACGCATTTCATACATTAATCTGGCATAAAGATTTTAAGTCTCTTCTGAATAGAAATGTCCTCTTCTTACAACGTCGAACCTTGCAACTTCAAGTACCGTGTCTCCTCCCTCGAGAAGGTGGTCGATGGTGATACTATCGATGTTAACATTGATCTAGGCTTTGATGTCTGCACGAAGCAGCGTGTTCGACTTCTAGGTATTGATACTCCCGAGTCCCGCACGTCGGACAAGGAGGAGAAGAAGTTTGGTCTCCTCTCGAAGAAGAAGCTCAAAGAATGGTGTCTGAAGGCGGTCGCATCTGAGAAGGATGATATCGAAATCGAACTCAGATGCCCAGAGGCGGATTCTAGGGGTAAGTTTGGTCGCGTACTCGCAGAGGTTTGGGTATGTGAAGATGGTACCTGGACGAATGTCAACAAATGGATGTGTGATGAGGGGTACGCTGTCCCATATGCGGCACAGAATAAGTCTGAAGTTGAGGGTCTCCACCTAGAGAACCGCAAGAAGCTTATTGAGCGCGGTGAGATTGACGCCTAAAATACATAAATATGAAGAGTATGACGAGTAACACAGCCAGTTGTATCACGTATTCATCCGAGTAATAATCCAGAATCAAATTTGGATTCTTAAGTAGATACCAAAGATTTTTGCGTTCGAAAATCTGTGTGATGGACATATTAATACCATGCCCCTGTGTCGCATGCCAAGACCAAGGTGGAATCAACAGACTATCACCGGGTCCCAACGTCACTTTGTATATTTTCATTTTGCTATGGTCCATCTTGAAAAAGTCCTCCTTTGCAAAATTGGATTTAGTCATCGACAAAACACTATTCTTGTGAATATTGGGGTTGTCGTAATTGTCAAATATGTACACAGTCTTTGTTCCATATAATTGGTTCAGGATGAAATCGGAATTGACGTGTAAATGTAACCCACTCGAATGATTGTTTCCCAGATACAACATCAACGCTTCAACTTTTCGGGCACTCGTGTTTGGATTGTACAGGGTTTCAAGTAGTTTTTTAGAAACACGCTCTTCAAAAAGATCAACCTCTGCACAGTAAATGGATGGTTTTACATTCCTTTTCCAGTGTCGAATGAGATCAGGAACACTCATACTCCCCATTTCAGCAGTCGTCGTGTCTATTTCAGGTGTGTCATACAATTCGACTGGAAGTTCGACATGGCCAAACATCTTGGTAACCTGTTCAAATGGCATCTTTCTCGCTTTAGACTGATACAACCCGCGTATGACGGTGGGCTCTGTGATCTCTTTCGTGAGAATCTGCTTCTCTTCCAGAGTCATCTGATCATACGTGTACGTAGGGAGTTCCATCTATAGTACACGCGATATTAAAGTTTTTGAAGTATACACACGTATATGATCATTCATCTCAAGATTACGATCAACCTGAAACAAAAGAAACGTAAACGTAAGGATCGTAAACGTCGAAAGATGAAATCTAGATAGTGTAGGGATATTTCCTGACCCATAAGTTACATATCCACTTGTCACCAGACTTTACAGGATTCCCACCATGTAAAGCTTTGGACGTGATGAAATTGTAATTGTTCACTGTGTCGAAAAAGAGTGCATCACCGGCTTTCAGTTTATACGATTTTTTTAGGTTTGGAAATACCGTCTCACCACCGCGATACCCGTCATTGAGTGCTAATATGAATGTATACAAACGCATATTTTCATCATCTTTGAAGGCATCTTGATGTGGTTTATAATGACCACCTGGTTTGTATCGTACAACTTGAAGTTTTTCACAGTTTAGGATTGGACGATCTGTATACTTTAGACATCGTGACATGATGTTTCGGACGATTGGATCTTCGCGACTCAGCCACGCTGTTTCACTCTTGCGAATCGTTTCATCTACTCGTTTGTTATGAGAAATGGAAGACGTTTCAAGTTTACCACGCGCCTTATCGATGATATACCTGCGTTCAGACTCTGTGATGAACTTTTTAAGTACTTTTGGTTGTGGGTAAGTGGGTAGTATATAGATGATAAGTAGTAATACAGCTAAAATGGTGAGCATCATATACGTTATATATGAAAATTTTTGGGCGTCACACACGTGTATCGTTTTCTGATATCTTCGAATACATCATTTCCGTATACGAAAAGCTTTTTGATCATCTCCGTTATTTCTGGTTGGCGTCTGGGTTCGATAATAAATTGTCTAAGAAGATCTCCGCCCGAATGCACCAACATTTCGAAAATGTGAGATAGATCTCGCATCTTATCCCTGAATTTTTCCTGTCTTTGAAGATACGTCTTAAACATATCTTCATTCAACTCGTCTAGCATGTATCCGACACGTAAATGGAGATTATCCACCGGGTCCAGATCTATGTATGCATTCTCTCTATCGGAGTAATAAATAAACGCAGCCAAATGTATCAGATCATTCGTGGCACCAGCTTCCCGTAATTCACCGTATCCGGGTATACCACCACATGGAATGTCTCCATGTTCTCGAGACGAACCATTCTTTCGTTTGAATTCTATGTAATGAGGATTGTGAATCCGACCCGTCGAAATTTCACCCGTTCTCCAATCAAATGCTGTATGACAGTTGATACACCACATCTGAGAACATCCACTTGTTTTGTGTATGACTGTTCCACATTTAGGACACGATTTACTGTCTCGGTTGAGAAGTTTGATTGTTTTGACAACTTGTGGATCACATTCATGATCATCTGTCATGGGTTCATTACACTCTTTACAGAATGTCGTGGTACAGAGTCCACAAAAATATTCCTCGTTTAAAAATCCTTTACATTCTTCATGTGGACATTTTCGTACAAACTTTGTCGTTTCCGTGTCAACGAGACCACCCATCGCTCGAACACGCTCTAATTCGATATACACATTCTCAAGTTCTTGGTGAAACGTTAAAATTTCTGGATACTCTGCGACAATTCGTTCATTGATTGGAAATGATAAATGGTGTTTCTGGTATAGTTCAAATAATTGAGCTCGCAATTTACGTGCATTACGTCGGAGTCGTCGTATCGTGAGCACTCGTTCAACCTCCTTTTGGCTTTGTGGCATGAGAGCTTTCTCTCGTTCAAAGAGGACATTCTCACGATGTCGTCTCAGTTCAGTATTTCTAAAATACTTGGTACAAAACGTGTCTATAAACTCTCGGTTCCACAATGTCTTACATCCCATACAATGAGGATCTTCGAATGATTCGAGTATGTATCTCTGTGAACATGATCGACAACTCACTAAATCACAAAATGGACAATCAACCTTTTTATGATTTATTTTATTGAATTTTTCACAACATACATCGCATGTAGTCATTAGTTTAAAGGAAGGTTATTTCTTTAAATCACAATGGTTGATTGGCTACAAAATTTCCTAACATCTCCATCGCGTCATCTCTCTCGTAAATAGTCTGTACAAAAAAGAGAGTCATTTCCGCCTGTCCATATGACATGTAAGTATCCCGATACTTTTCATATATACCCGCGACTTCGTCTAAATTTTGGTCACACCATTCATCAACCTCCCCCTTACTCATATCACGGTGAAGACCTTTTTCAATGAAATCGACAACCTCGTCGCTGAGAGGCATGTCGGTAATCACGGTACAGTCGTCATCTGGGTGAATCATTTTTAGTTATTTATTACTTTTTAGCAGACTTACTTAGGTTGTTGAAACTTTTAGTCGCGTTGT